TACAGAGATTGACTTGTTGCCATTAGAAAGTGCATTATCAAATGTTCCTCACACGGACTTCATGTCCATACAAGGCGACGAAAATGACGATACTGTCACTAACTTTTTTACTCAAATAAGACTGATTGAGGACTTAGAAAATGTCAAGTAATAACAACGGATTCCAAGAAATGCTAGATTACACTACAAGACTTGCTCAAGTTAATATTGACAAAGTGTCAATTGAGTCTTTAGAGAATGCGGCATCTTTTTTTGTTGAGAAACTACTCCCGAACATTCCTAAATCGCTGATGAACAAAAAGCACATGAAGGATCACGTCAAAATAGAAATAGGAGATGATAGAGTCACCATTTATTTTGAAGATACATCTTTCTATTGGCGATTTATAGAAAACGGAACTTCAAAAATACAGGCTGAACATTTTGTTGAGGGAACTTGGCAACAACACAAAGAAACTATTCAAGACATTATGTCGAATGAATTATTAAAAGAAATGAAAGGATAAAAATGGCAAATACAGACGTTTTTTATTTCGAAGGACTAGATGATGTCCTTTTTGCACCCATGACTAAAAAGGAGACTGTATCTACTCCGCCTGAGTATGATGAGATTGTGAGATTGCCTATTGCAACCAAGCTCAAAATCAAAGGTAATGGATCAGAATTGGAGAAATGGGCATCAAGTAAAATGTTTAGGCGTGTAGCTCGAGAAACAAAACATGAAATTGGTTTGGAACATGTGGGAATACCAATTGAAGTGATGGATGAATTAAAAGGCATTGTTGCTGCAAGTGGTGTTACATTTGGAAAAAACAATGCGCGTGAGTTGCCTTACTTTGCATTTGGGTTTATCGGTAATGTCGAAGGTGGTGGCAAAAAGGCCGTATGGTATCCTAAGACGCAATTGTCTATTGTGATCGATGAAGAGTACGCTACAGCGGAAGATGAAACGAAAATTGACGATGTAACTGCTAATCTAGTAGCAACCGGGTTAATTAATAATGGAGTGATTCACTCCAGTTTCGATTCTAATCGTGACAGCGCAACAGGTGTATCGTACGAAAAATTTATTTCAGCACCTATTTATGATGAAACGCAATGGGCAGAGATTGTGGCAGCTCAATCAGGTGGATCAGGAGGTGGCGAATAATGGCAAGATTAGCCGATTATGGTATTGAACTTGATAGACTTTCAAATAGATCAACGGTTAATATCGATGGTCATGATTTCCCTGTGGTATTATCCCACGAAGCTATCGAGTATATCGGGGTCGTATATGGAGATGATTACCAGCAATTTGAAAAGGATTTAAATAGTTTTCTGCAACGTTCAAGAGGTAAACTTACTGTCTCTAAAATCAAATCTAATGATTGGAAAATCATCAAGGCATTGGTTTATGGTATGTTGGCTGCGGGCGGCCTTGAAGATTCGCCAAGTGACGTCTTTGCGTGGCTAGGATTACGTAATGAAACAGTTCAAGTGTTTTCAAAATGCATGGAAATTTTCTCAAAAAATACTTTTCAGGTGGAAGATGTAAAAAAATCGAGGAAGCCACAAGGTCATCAAAAAGCGAAAAGAAAAAACAACAATCAAAATCCCAAGAAATAGGAATTCCTTGGGATTTTTATTTGTATGTTGCGATAACTTTGCTTGGGTGGGATATTAATTTCTTTTTAAAATCAACGCCCAACTTGTGGCTTAAGAGCTATATTCAATGGCTAGAATCGAATACAGATTTCGAAGCAGCAGAATCAATCACGCTTGATAAATCGCCATTTTGGTAGAAAGGAGTATAAATGGGAAAAACAAAAGAATCTGATGTTGTACTTAATTTTAAAATGGATGGTCAAATCCAGTATGCTCAAACTATCAAAGAAATTAATCAAGTAATGAATACTGCTGCTTTAGAGTATAAAAACCACGTATCAGCAATGGGGAATGATGCAACAGCAACTGAAAAGCTGACAGCCTCTAAGAAAAAACTTGAAATACAACTTGAAGGTGCCGAGAAGCGGACGCAAATGTTGCGTGATGAGTACGAAAAATCAGTCAAAGAGACAGGTGCATATTCCGAACAGTCAAATAAGCTCTACAAACAGCTTGTTAATTCCGAAACTGGCGAAAATAAGTTAAAAAATGCTTTGGATCAGACAAATGACGCATTGAAGGAACAAGGAAATGTGTCAATTGATACTGCTAAAAAACTTGAAAAAATTGAAGAGGCTGGAGGCAAAGTAAAAGGTGTTGGTCAGAAACTTTCTGTAGGAATATCTGCTCCTATTATGGCTGCAGGCGCTGCAGGATTGGCAGCGTTTAATGATATTGATGAACAACTAGATGGTATTATATCAAAAACAGGAGCAACTGGAGATGAAGCTGATAGCTTAGCGGAATCATTTGAAAATGTTGGGAGTAATACGCATTTAGGGCTAGATGTTGTAGGCGATGCGATTGGGTCTGTTAGACAGCAATTAGGACTTTTAGGACCAGAGCTAGAGCAAAATGCCGACTATGCCATGAAATTTGCTGAAATTAATGATTCGGATGTCTCTACAAGTGTTGAAAATGCGAAGCAAGCATTAGATGCTTATAATTTGAGCAACAAAGATTTTCAATCAGTACTTGATGCAACTACATTAGCATCACAAAAAACAGGCGTGTCAGTTGATGATTTATTTAAAAAGTCTGTAGAAGGCGCTCCTCAAATCAAAGCACTTGGACTATCATATTCAGAGGGAGCAATGTTACTTGGTCAGCTTGAAAAAGCTGGTGTAGATTCATCTGCAACACTTGGTAGTTTATCAAAAGCAAGTGTGGCATATGCTAAGCAAGGAAAAAGTCTATCTGATGGATTGAACGAAACGCAAAAATCAATTTTAGGCGCAAAAGATCAGACTGAGGCGCTAACGATTGCGAGCGAAGTATTTGGGACAAAAGGGGCTGTGAGGATGGTTGAGGCAATCCAACGTGGCACACTTGATCTGAACGATCTGGCGGAGGCATCCAAAAATAGTGCTGGAGTAGTAGGAACAACATTTGATGAGACACTCGATCCAATTGATAAAGCTAATCAAGCAATGAATCAGGCGAAATTTGCACTTGCTGATATTGGAGAACAAGTTCAAATTGCACTATTACCAACATTTGAAGCAGCAATTTCACTTCTGACAAGATTTAAAGACTGGTTTTCATCTCTATCTCCAGAAACACAACAGATGATTGTCAGAATTGCTTTAGTTGTCGCGGCTATAGGACCACTATTGGTCATCATCGGTACTTTGATGGGATCAATCACTAAAATCGTGAGTGGCATCAAAGCGGTTCAATCAGTTTTCGGAGCAATGTCAGCTATTATGGCTGCTAATCCATTTGTTTTGATAATTGCAGCGATAGCATTATTTGTAGTTGCGTTTGTATTGGCCTATCAAAAAATAGAATGGTTCAGAAATGGCGTAAATGCGTTTATGGGTGGTGTAAAAGACATTTTTGTACAAGGATTTAACTTTTTAACTGGATATTTAGGCAGCGTTTTTGGTGGAATTGAGCAAAATTTCAATAATTTTCTAAGTGCAGGACAACGAGTATTCAATGGCTTTGTAGACTTTATTACAGGTGTATTTACAGGAAATTGGAAACAAGCTTGGGACGGAATTGTGAATATATTCGGTGGTATTTTTGATGGTATTGTCGCATTTGCTAAAGCGCCGCTTAATCTACTAATCGGTTTAATAAATGGAGTGATTGGCGGTCTTAATAAAATTAAGCTGCCCAAGTGGGTACCCGGTATTGGTGGTAAAGGTATCAATATCGACAAAATTCCATATCTAGCCACTGGTGGTCATCTAATCAATGGTCAAGCAATTGTTGGAGAAGCAGGTCCGGAGTTGTTATCTATGCAAGGCGGGAAAACAACTGTTACGCCACTATCTGACGAAGAAAAACGAAAAGGTATTGGTGGTAAAGTTCAAGGAAGTGTTACAGTTGAACAACATAATCATTTTGGGAAAGTAGATGCTAACAATCCTAGTGAATTAGCCAAAATGAATCGTCAATTGAAGCAAGCATCAGTGCAAGCGATAATAGCGAAAGGAGGAATCCCAATTTGACAGAGTTTTTATCAAATGATAAACCAAATTTCATATTTAACGGCATCAATGCATTAATCGACATGGGTTGTATTATTGAAAAGGAATTGCCTGATATTACAGCGCAGCCAAATATCGAGGAAATATCAGTATTGGGTAGAAGTGGGTCATTATTAGAATGGTATGGTGATTACAAACCATATGATTTATCTGTCGGAACGGTCACAATTTTATATGAAAATTTAGAGGAAGTGAAAAGATGGCTATTTGGTAGCGGGAAATTAATTACTCACAATGATATTGATAAAGTAATTGATGCAACTGTTTCATTTTCAAATGCTACAACTTTTGAGAATGAGTGGGGAGTGTTCTATAATTTCTCTCTGATGTTTCATTGTCAACCGTTGAAACATAAATCTAATGAACAACCCATTGATTTACATTCAAAAAACACCTTATTTAATCCGGGGTCAGTACCTTCATATCCAATCATCTATTTTGAAACAAGCGGTGGAAGTTTAGAAATAATATGCAACGATGTTTCTTTAGCAATTCCCAGCATGCTAAATGGGAGCGTTACAATAGACTGTGAAAAAGGACTTGTCATTCAAAACGGCAGACAAATCAGAACGACAGGTGAATGGCCAGAAATACTACCAGGTAAAAATACCATATCGGTAACTGGTAATTATTCAGATGCTGAAATATTATTGAGGAGCGCGTGGACGTGATCAAGAAAATTTATTTATATGAACAAATGCCGAGTAATCTCGAAGAAAACGGCATGCCAATAAACGATTGGCGAGATTTGCCTGAAATAACTAGGATTATCAATAGCACGTTTTCTTTTTATGGTAACTATCAGCATGAAGGTGTGAATGCAAAATTGATAAAACGAGAAATGTTCATCAAGGCTTTTACAGAAAATGGGACATATC